TTGTACAGACCGTAGGTGTAGCAGCACCTGCGGTCCTTTTTATGATGCACAAGATCCTGTTCACATATTATACCATAAACAACGGCAAGTAAAACCCCCACACGTGCGGGGATGATCGCTTGTTTAGCGGTCGGATTCCGAGCGGCCTCCCTTCGCTTCGCTCCGCTCGGCCTTCGCCCCTCCCGTCCGTTCGGACTTGCGAGTTCAAATCCTGCACCAGCCTGTACATAACAAAAAAGCACCCACATTAGGGCGGGGGGATAATCGGAATCCTCCCTTNCCTTTGCTCGCTTCGCTCGCTTAGTTTAGCGGTCGNATTCCGAGCGGCCTCCCTTCGCTTCGCTCCGCTCGGCCTTCGCCCCCTCCGTCCGTTCGGACTTGCGAGTTCAAATCCTGCACCAGCCTGTACATAACAAAAAAGCACCCACATTAGGGCGGGGGGATTATCGGAATCCTCCCTTTCCTTTGCTCGCTTCGCTCGCTTGTTTANCGGTCGGATTCCGAGCGGCCTCCCTTCGCTTCGCTCCGCTCGGCCTTCGCCCCCTCCGTCCGCTCGGACTTGCGAGTCCGATCCCGGCTCGCCTGACGCAAAAATAAAAAGCACCTCAAGGGTGCTTTTATTTTTGCGTATGGTGGAGGCGGGGGGATTCGAACCCCCGTCCGAAAATAGCGACACATAAGCATCTCCGAGAAAATATTACCCGATTATTTTCTGCAAGGCGACGACTTTCCTGTTAAATCTAGTGTCATCTTTCATTTTATCATACGGGCCACTGTAACTTATTATTTCATCTATCAATTCAACCGCCGCACTAGATGTTACTTTAACCCTTAACATTTCTAGCAGTTCTCGATACTTTCTTTGACACAGAGAGAACTGTAACCTACTAGAGATTACTCGTTCGTTAAAAGAAAGAACTGCCATCAAGGCTTGTGTGGAATCGAACTGCTTAATTAGATCATGGTAAATTGGTTCAGCATTCCAAGCCGGCCCATTACCATTTGTCAAAAACACCTCCACTAATGTAAGTACATATTTTTTATTGATTTGTGGAGGCACATTCCCAGTTTGTCCAACAAGGCGGAATAATTCACGTGCAAACGGTGGTTCATTATAAAAATTGTTTAAACCCCTATGTGCAGTTAGCAGATTATCGAGAGCTGTCTCTATCTCAGCTGAGCGTAGGCTATCTGGTATATACGATTCACCGTTAACAACTTGTAAAAAGCCTCTTGCTAAAGCTTGTTCTTCCTGGTCATTGTTAGCCACAAATTTACCGTATCTAACCCCAAACATTTGTTTAGTTGGCTCATCAACAAATTCCCACAGAACAGGAAGCAGTCTGTGTATATTCTCTCGTGTTTGAGAAGTAGTGTCTTGTCTAGTATAAATCCCAAATAACCCCTGTGCTAAAGTATTTGCTTGTTCTTGAGTTAAGTTAATGAAGAAGGTAGAAATTTGTCTCGCTTCTTCCTCTGTAATCACGTTAGTTTTAATATTTGCTAATAGCTTTTTAATTTCAACAGTAATATTGGACAATGGAAGAGAGATCACTTCATTAATGCACGTTTCTAACCAAGCAATTAGTTGTAGACCTGTTATTTCATTTTGATTAGGATGAGCGGCACTTGCCCAGTTTCTCATATAACGAATAAAGTCAAGATGTTTAAAACCAAGTTCAGAAATAAGGCCAATTTCCTTAGCACCATGTATTAGTTCACTGTCATCAATTTTTTCAAGATCATTTTCATCTTTTAATCTTTTTCGTTTCTCTTGACTATTAACTGCATTATCGTAAAAATATGATAGGTCATATTGAGCTACCCGGTTTCTTAATTCATTAATTGTTTCGTCCCATAAATAATTAAGTGCCGCGTCAAATAGACCTGAAGCTACAGCCGCAATAAATTTTGAAATATAAAGGGATTGACTCTTGCGTTCTTCATCCAATTGTGTAATTGCATCTGGTATGTTTCTGAACACTGTAATTCTTTGATTGATTGGCACTAATACTGATGCAGTAGGCAACCCGTTACTCACGAGGAAACCCAATAAACTTTCTTCAAATTGTCTAATCTCTAAATTGCTATTTGATGGCAGACTAATTTGTGACTCTTTTTTTACAACCTCTAGTTCTTTGTCCACTAGACACCATCCCCCCACTTGTTCTTACACTACTTTTTTACCACGTTTGCAAAAAAAGGTAAACGATAAGAAGCCACTGTCGTCTAGTACATTCAGTGGCTTCTTTTTGTTATTCTTCATTGTATGGCCCCAAGAAACGAACACCGTTAAAATGAATTAAATGCGAAGGAGCATCTGCAACCCAAACCTCAGTTTCCCATGCAATTTCAGGAAGGTATCTAGCCATTACAGCACGTGATGGAAACGCTGTAACATACACCAAACCAGCGGAAGACCCTGCGAATAGCCGGGCCAATTCCTCATGTCGCTTTCCATCAACGGGGCCATGACTAGTAACTGACTCTACTAACAACAGCCAATTACGTTCGGGATAGTAAAGAACTACATCTGGCATCTTACCATGTGTATCTACCGTTACACCAAGTCTCGCCAGCAAAGCTTCATCAAAATAGCCCCACTTGTCTCCAGTATCACCTGCATAAATTAAAATTCCACCAGGTACAAATCGTGGGCCAAATTCTTCAATGATCGCTTTTATCAACTCACTATGTTCGCCTGGACTTAAATGAATTTCCTTGTCAGGTGCAATCTGAACAGGAACTCGATTCTGCTCTCTCTCCCTTGCATATCTCTCAGCTAAAGTTTGGCGTACGGAAAGATAGTCACTGAGATTAGATTCCCAATCAGTAGTACCATATGTCTTAAGGAGAGATAACACTTCCGGCACAATTTGGTAAACAGCTTTTGGACTGTTTACAGATCTCGACGGCTTATCAGGATTATATAGTGCTATCCCAGCATCAACGAACTGATGCATTGTTTGTCGCCTAAAAGCTTCACGCGTGTTGGGAGCGTACACCTTATCGTAGTGTTCTCGGCAAAATCTCATAATTGGTGTAATTCCCATTAACGGATTATCTGCTTGCTTCCATGTCTTATCAGGTGTCAGGTTCAGTAACGCCAGTAGACAGAGTGCGGAACGCTCGTTTTGTTGTGCTCGTGGCAGTCCCAGTGCGACAAGTATTTTTAAAGCATCCTCTATGTTCTTATGGTTCATAATATTTCCTCCAACTTTTGGTCAATATCCTGTTGGGAAATTGTTTCATATGCCCTAACCCATTTACCAAGTTCAATTAGTGTTTCTCTACTCGGGTATTTTAAATTTCGTAAATCGGTTGCATTAACTTGTGTATGGCCGTTAAAGATACGGAAGTATTCATCGACAACCGTTGAGTTTAAGTAAACAAACAATCCATAGGCAAGTTCTTCTGGAAGCCCTTGTTTTTTACAATGGAAGACATTCAAATGATTCTCAAAACCGAGCAATGGGTAATCAAAATATGCAGGGTTGACTACACCAGCTACAACACGTCTCTTCTCTTCTTTTGACGAGAAGCGTCTTACTACTGTATAGAAACCATTTTTATATAACCATTTTTCAGTTTTAGGATTAAGCATTATAGCATTAGGCTTTTTCATTCCAGGTTTAGGCCATTCAGTTAACTGCCCGACAAAATGCATTGGATAAAGTAAGGGAACGGCTCCAGGCTCGGGCATGTCCCTTAAGTGTTCTTTGACACGAAAATCGACGACTGGCCCTGTGGAAAGATCAATTCCTAAGTCTTGCAATGAATAATTAATATTCGATGAGATATCGATAGGATTTCTCTCTAAAGATGTAGGAATATGGATAAAGAACTCTTGATCATTAGGTAAAACAACTCGGTTAAATGGATGAAGATAAGCCTGATAATCAGTAAAGCTGTCATCTGTAGACGTAGAAATTGTAACTTCTCCTTGTTGTGCTCCACACTCCAATAAGATGATTACATTTTCTTGTAGTACACTTTCATCCTTAAAGGCCTTATTACGGGCTCCGAAGAGATGAATATGTTTAATAGCAGACCGCTCAAAAATGTATTGGCGAAATGGACGAAAATATGGGCCGTTACAGAAGCTACGCGGAATAATAGCAACTAGTTGACCGCCTTGCTCCATCAATGCCAATGTTAGGGCTACAAATGCTGAATATAGATTAACCGTTTCAATTCCGACTTGACGAAGTAATAGGCGATGGCGGGAATTGCTGTTCATCTTCTTGTAAGGGGGGTTTAGAATTGCATGCGTGAAACGCATTTCCCCCTCACTTTGAATCATGTTAATTGCCTGCTCTATGAAATCTCCTTTCAAAACTTTGACATCAAGTGGTAGTTTGTCTTTATATACCCCTAAAGATGCCGACAAATGGTCGTGTAACTTGTGATCGAGTTCAGAGGCCACCACTTCAACACTTTCAAATGTGAATCCTCTGGTCGCCCATCGTTCAAGAAAGGCACACGATAAAGAACCTACGCCGGCACCTGGATCAAGGAGTCGAGCATTTTGTATGTTTACGTTTGTAAAAAGGGAAGCCATAAACCTAGCGATAGTAGACGGCGTCATAAACTGACCTAGCTCTGATTTACGTTTTGGGTCTGTTTTACTTGAAACTTTCAATCGTACGCTATCTATCTGTTCAAGAAACTGTTGCATTCTGTCCACCAACTCTCTGAAGCATATGGTTATATTCTACTATACATTCCGGTTCGATTACTCATTTCAGATTTTTCAATGCCATTCCCCCCTTAGTCAAGGGGCAACAGTCAAACCTTTTCGTTGAACCTTTTATTCGTCACGTAGTACTCAATTAAAGAATGTCCATGCAGAGGAAGATGACCCCTCTTCCCCTGCATGTGTTCTTGTGTAACTGAAATAAGTCTGCTGTTTATTTAGCAAGTTCCCAATCAGCAACAATCATCTTCTGATACAACACTTGCTCGCCATACTTCAGATTCATTGTTATCTGCACCATCTTTGTCTCCCTTTGAATAATCACACTAGAGACAAATTTGCCGAAATACTCATTAAGCAGTTGAGGATTCGGCACCTCTTCATTAAGCAAGTTGATCAGGTTTCTGATGTCATGCTTGATTGAGTCTATGGCCGTTTCAGGAAGTATCAGCTCTTGATATAAATTCTTCTTGTGAGCATACTCAGCTTCCTTCTCTTTCAACTCTGCCTGCATTTCAGTGATGACATCTTCATAGTACGCTTTTCCACCTCCTGTTTGAAGCTCTTGCCGCATTTGCTCTATCCTCTTCTTCAGAAAACCAATTTCCGTTTCCAAGCCCGTTATTGACGCGACAACGTGTTTATTTGAGTCTCTATGGTACTGGTGAATCTCCCCTACAATCTGGTCATCAAAAGTCAGTCGGAGCAATGCACTTCGTAGTTTATTAGCAACGATTTTCTCTATCTGTTCTTTCCGCCAACCAACGTAAGGGCAAAAATCCTTACCTTTTCGCATATACCCACCGCAGATGTAATACTTTTGTCCGCCGTATTTCCTGGTTGTCGATGTCGAATGGCCGACCATCCGTGAGTTGCATTTGTCGCAGTAAAAGATTCCCCTGAGCCAGAATGGAGAGTTAGGCTTCGTTTGGAACGGCTTATGCGTTTCACCCCCGCCGTTGTTCCTTTCTTTCGCTCTCTTTTGGCATAGATTAAACAACTCCTCAGTGATGATGGCCGGATGTGCATTTTCGGTTACGATCCATTCAGAGCGGTCTTTCCACTTCTTCCCCTTCGTTTGATAGTCTTGTTTGTTCCACACTTTCCGGCCAATATACGATTCATTGAAGATAATAGCCCGAATCGTGCTTGCCGACCATTTCCCGCCTTTCTGTGTGGGTACTCCTTTCTCATTAAGTGTATTGGCGATTTTCTTGTACCCTGAACCTTCGTAAGCATACTGATGGAAAATCCAACGAACAATATCAATCTCTTCCCGCGGGCCGAGTACCCATACCGCTTTTGTTTTGCTGGCTCCCAACGCAATATGTTCGGTACGGTATCCGTAGGGAGGTGTACCGCCGTTGTTGTATCCTTGCTTCGCGTTTTGCGTCATTCCCTTTTTGACCTCAGATGCAAGATTCGCGTTGTAGAATTCACTGATTACCTCAAGCATCCCTTCCAAAAGCAAATCCTGTGGAGTTTCCGCCTCTGTCTGTTCGATAACGGATATCACCTTAACGCCGCACTTGTTAAGTAACGCTTTGTAGATAACGTGATCATCCCGTTTACGCGAAAAGCGATCAAACTTGTGAACTACAATTGCATCAAAAGGTCTGTTTGGCCTCTTCGCTAATGCGATCATTTTCTGAAACTCAGGACGATTATCAGTCTTTGCTGACTTCGCCTTCTCAATGTACTCACCAACTATGATCCAGCCTTTCTCCTGACAATATTGCTGGATGGCTTTCAATTGAGCGGGAATAGACAATTCCTTTTCTGCTTGACGCTCCGACGATACACGAACATAAGCAACTACTTTCATTGATCAACCTCTCCTTGTATGTTGATTTTTGGGCATAAAAAAAGCAGGTACACCGTTGTTTGGCATACCTGCATGAAAACGATATTTGGTTACTTGCATAACTTACGTGTCATTAGGGATGTCAACGCCGACTTAATTTTGACCCACCATCGCCGGTTTAGAATTGACCCACCCGGCGATTTTTGTTGGTTAGGTAGAAGAGGGGGAGCCGTAGGCTCCA